AATTAATATTTTGATTGACAGATTGGTGGGGAGGTGGTATAAAAAAATATCCAAATTCTTTCTACACCGTCCTCGTGAAGGGTTGTGAACACCGTGAACAGTGTTCTCATACCTATCAAACTGTGTCCTTTCTGGGTCCTTTATGGTGCCTAAACACACTCTTTAGTGTGCTTCTACCAAATGCTTCACCCTTGCTTACACTGTGATCCATTAGGCTTCTTACCTTATAGTGTTCAGGATACATAGCACTTACATTGAGGTATGCCTGCCACCACACATAAGCATCGTGCCACTGTTCTAGTTTAAAGATCTTGTTGCTTAGATATGTGTGTTCTAGTTCTAGTAGGAATGTGTGTGTTTCTATTTCATTTAGATTGTATGCTATCCAACCAGTCTCTGGGTAATTGTCTCTGTGTAGATATGTGAACATCTCACCCTCTTTGGGTAACTGTTCTCTTAACCATTCTTCTGTGTAAGGTTGTGTTTGTTCTACATCTGCATCTAACCAAATCATATAGCCAGTCTCTAACTGTCGGGCAGTTTCAATCTGTGCTTCTACTTTATGTGAGAATCTTAACCATTGCTTAAGGAGGAAATCGTCTGAGGGATACTTCTTTAACATACGATTACGCCAACTCTGCCAATGCTGTTGTGTGTCTATGCCTTCCCAATACTCGTGGGCACTGTGTTGCCAACTGTTGGTTGTTGTTCGTGCATATCGTTGATAGAGGTCCTTGTTTAATGATGTTACCCAATGTATTTGCTTGTCGTGATTCTGGGGTCCTCTCAACACATCAGGTGAGAATGGGGGAGTTACTTCTGTTGCCATATCCAATCCTTGCCCGTTCTTGTTCTTAGTTCATAGCCCAACCTTTTGAGGAACTGTTCTGCTGGCTTATTACCCTTGTTGAGTTCACAGCATACGACTGGCTTGTGCTGTCGTAAGGTCTGTTCAGCACCTTGTAAGACTTCTAGTTCGTGGCCCTGCACATCTATCTTTATGCCCTGTATGTGTCCTAGGTGTGACAAACTGTCAAGGGGTCTTGCCTTCATACGCATCTTCTGCCTGCCTTCACCATCACCCAAATCAATGCCCGTGTCACCTGAGTTATCTTCACGAACATACACTGTTCTATCTCCGTGTGTGTTGCTTAACAGATTGGGACGAACTTCTATGTTCTTCTGCTCTGATAGTTCAACATTCCGTGACAGTGTTTCCCAGTGTATGGGTTCATAGGCATATACTCGACGGGCAATAAGGCTTAGGGGCAGTGTCCAACTTCCTGCGTGTGCGCCTATGTCTATTATGGTGTCTACGGTGTCTATAGTCATCATAGGAGGTTCCTGGCTCCAGTTTGCTTCATCTCTTACTGCCTGCTGGAATGCCTGCCTGTTCTTGTGTTGATAGTCCCAAAATGCTCCGTGGTGTTCAAAGTGTGTGTCGCCCTTGGGCCAACTGAAAAACTCTGCGGCTCGCATCTTGCGTGCCAACTGTTCACTGTCCATAATACCATTCTCCTGTGTATGCTTCATTTTTATGAAATGTGTTTGATAATATCTGTTCCACACGGAGATCCACATCCAGGGTTCTCCAATTGTGTCTTATGTTGCCCTCAAGCATTTCCTGCCAGGGCGTGGTTAGCCAGCCACCACAGTCTCTTCGATTCCAAGTAACTGCTGGGGTGCCTGCCAATAGGCTTTCCATTACTGCGGCTGATTGATATGAAACTGTGAATGCCCAGTCCGTGTCATATAGACAGTCACTCAATCGTTCTTGCGAACTCCTGCGCCTTGCTCTGCCCATCTTGTCTCTAACTTCCACCGTGTATCCCCTTGCTTCTAGGATCTTCTGCGTGTGTTCTGCCCAACGCCACTTGTCAAGATTGTCATAGTGCCTATACACACCATTGGATGAAAGTATGAGCAATACCCTTTTGCCTCTTACTTCTACGGGTCTTCTCTTCTGCACTATGCTCTGCCAGTTCCGGTGCTTGCCACCACTGTAGAAGTCTATCTGTTCGTTGACGGCTAGAACCCTTTCTTGGACAACATCGCATCTACCACTCAGTATGCCACCTGGCACTATTCGCATCCAGTTCTTGTGTCCCTTTGGATTCCACGCATCCTGATATAACAAGTGTGGCAGTTCTGGGTTATCCCAAAAGTAATAGTCACTCACACGGGGTATGACTGCGTCTGGATGATTGAATCGCCTTTCACTGGGTGTTTTAGATACCCACGGATTGCCAAATTGCAGTATCTTGTCTGTGCTTTTAAGATGTGCAACACTCTGTGAGGGCAGTCGTTCAACTGATCCACCAATTGATGTGTGCCTTATCTGCATCCTGTCATCAACGAATCTATTCAATCCCCAATCAAGTAGGTGCTGTTCCTTTGTGTCATATTTCTTTTTGAGTTCAAGTTTCATTATTCATATTTATACTTCAGTCACAAAGAGTCATTAGTTATGTGGTTATCGTGACTCATTTGTGGAACAACAATAGGTGTCTAAAGACACCTGTTATCGCATAAACTCCTGTCTCGTTACACTCGCAGTCGTTTACTTGATAACACTCCTGTCGCCTTCTAAGAGTCAATTAACTTGTCCTGAGTGAAAGAGATCACGCCTTGTTATAGGCGCAAACAAAATCACTCAGAACAAATCTTGTCCATCGTTTAAGAGATCTAATTACCCAACCATTAAGGATCAGTAGGTTCTGCTATCACTGATTACGGGCTATCAAACGCAACAAATAACTGCCATTAGATAAGCATTGTCATTCGTTTGTTGGTTACCTTGCGGTGTGTCGTCCAACTCACTTTTTAATTGGCGTTCCAATTCAACCATTAAGACTTTGCTAAAGTGTGTCTGTAGAACCAGCACCTTTTAAGGCATCCTTACCTCACGGCAAGGGTAGAGCAAAGAATTTCACAACAGGCAGTGTGCTTACCCTCTCACATCAGAAGGGATTTCGCAGTCCTATATCAATCGGCGGACCAACCTTAATCCTGTTTGTAAGCCTTGGGGATTTGTTTTGCCTAACGGTGCCTTAGTATGCCATTCACTATTATTTATCTCTTTTGTCTAGGGTGGGGAAAAAAGTGAATTGTCCAAAAAAAATGGACTGCCCAATATGCCAAAGGACAGCCCATTACTACTATGAATAGGGTGTGGGGGACAAAGGGGATGTAAATGGCATTACAAGGTAGATTAGGCTAAGGGTTGAATAACCCATAACGGAATCATCCTATTGCCCCCCACGATTGATTATCCTAGGATAATCCGTGTATAGGTAGGTATTTTCTTTACAAATCTTACCAGGAGTTATAAAAAACAGCCCCCACCTAAAGGAGAACTAAAACAACTATTGTCGTTTCGTTCTATCGTATTTATCTTCTATGATGTATTAGGGATTATTTTCGGTTCTGCCCAAAACAGTGAACAGTCTTCACAACGCCACTTCCAACCTCGTTTGGGTTCTCTATAGAATACTCTGTTTCTCTTCGGACCCATCACCCAACGGATGTTCTGGTTCGAACTGCCGCATCTTGGACAGCCTCTTGAACCTAGACGAATATATTCACGATAGTAGAAATCACGAGGAATACCAGCACGATCAAAGTCGCCCCACTGATAAGTCTTTTTGTCTCCAAGTGCTGTTCCTTTAGTGCGTCTATCATCTTTATCTGACATACAACCTGCCTCTGTCCTAATTCTAAAATGTCATCTTTTGTAGATGTTTTATTACCTACGAAAAAATCGCCGTTTGAGGCGTCTGTATGACGGTTTTTTTGCACCATTTTCACCAGTTTTTCGTATTCCTTTGAAATGTCCTGTTTCATATACCTTACCCAGCCCCGGCTCTGTATTGAGGGGCATTTAAGAGCCATCTTTTATTATGTGCTGATTGTAGAGCCTAAACTAACCACTTTCCAATCAGTTCCATTGTATATAGCAATACATTTTGAACCAGCATCTCCATCTGAACAGTAGGCAACATCGCCTTCTGCTTGATCCGTTCTTGCCGTTAGTTCAGCAACCGTCTGTGGTGTCAGTGCTAGGATGTCTTCTAGAACAACCTTGCCTGTTGTTGGTTGCAGTGTTAGGTTAGTTGAAGCATCCGAAACGATTGTGTTTGGTAGGTAACTGCCTACAATTTTTGAACTTGCATTCAATCCTGCCACACCGTTTGCAGTGTTTCTTCCGTTGATAACATTCTGTAATTCTAACAGTGCATTGTATAATTCAACACGAGCCTGACTCGGATCGTCACTGGCACTGTCTAAGTGGGTTGTTGTTACATTTCCTACGATTCCCCAAGCCATATCTTACTCCTTATATTGCGGCTTCAATGCCGTTGTTTGTTAATAGTATGAATGGCAATCCAACGATCCTTGCGTCAATGATTGCATCAATACTTTCTCCATTCAAATCAAAACACCTTATGGTTGGTGGTGATTTAGTAACAGTATTTACGACGATTGCATTTTCTTGGAAAATAAAATCATCAGGCACTGCGTATTGCCTATCTTGGAATTCTCCGTTTGCGTATGTAACACCTTCTTGGTGTGCTGTGATAACCATAGTGGTTGCCACTGCTATGTTTGTTTCTAATTCTCTTGCACCAAGACTATCACTTGACAGTGTGCTGGTGTCAATATTTGTAAGATATTCTTCCGTGATAACATCACCCAAACTCATATTGGGCAGTGTCATTGTTGGTAAGGCAGTTGCACTGTCAGTGGTAACAGTAATATTGAATTGAAAAAACTGTGCTTCGTTATATGTTATACCATCTTCCGTTACTGTGGTTGTTGTAGGTGTAACAATTTCATCATTGCTGTCAAGTTCATCACCTGTCAGCAAATCTGCTGTTATTTCGCCTTCAAAAACAAAATTGGCACTTGGTGTAAATGCACCCTTTGATCCTGCATCTGAAAGAACTTCAACTGTGATGTCATTTGGATAGGGATTCCAACTTGTCCAATCTGCCCAAGTGCCTACAAGGCTATCACCTAGTTCTTCCCAACGGATTGATCCAGTTGGTGTAATTAAATTGCCTGATAGGATACCACTTGTTACCGTTACCTGTGCCATTAGATCCTACCTCCTGTTAGTGTGTTACCAAAATAAAATCTTGGATAAGGTTTCCATTTGACCCAATTGTAATAATTAGCACTTGGATTGCCACCATCGCCTAATCTATGAGGTCGTAGGTTAATTGGAAAATTGCCTAGATAGTAAGGAACACCACCTAATGGTGTATCCAACACACAGAATAATTTTGTTGTTATAACTGCATTATTGCTATCATTGACTGCTGAATATGTTCTTGATTGATTGTGAATGTAATTACTTAATCTAAATCCATTTACTATGTTTGCAGTGGTAGGATCAAGCACATTGTAGAATAATTCATTTGTATTTCTATTTCCAAATCCATCTATGTAATATCTTAGGCCCGTAATGTTATCAATATCGGTCAATCCTGTTGAATATCCTTCTGGATGTCCTTCATAGAAATGTTTAGATATATTATAGTTCATTCTTGGACAAGGAAAACGAGCAAATGAATAACCGCCTTGAACTGCAAGTTGAATTGGTATTTGGTCCCTTTGCAGTGTGCCGTTTATTTCTCTAAATGCCGCAAAGTCAGTTTCAGGATCAAATTTGATTGTTTCATAACCATAGTTAAATCTATTCTGCCAACCATAGATTGGTGAGTTATCTGGTCTCACTCCAACCGGATATACATAATAAATTTTATCAATTTTATTATCACCAACAACCAACATACCGTTTGCACTTTGTCCATTAAAATCTATTCCTGCGTCTCTATAACGGCAGGTTAGGTTTGGTGCATATTCTACAAAGAATAATTTTCTAGTATCATTGTAGTATGATGTCACAGTCGTGCCAGATATATTATACAGTCTCTGTAGATCCTGTTCCTTATAAACGGCACGCCAATCAGCAGTGGCTAGGTTTGCATAACCGTTGGCATCATAAAACTTGCCTCTATAGAATATGTCATCGTCTTGAGGCACATCGGTAAGAGTTTCTGCTGAAGAAATGGTTACTGTTGTGGTTCCGGTTCCTTCCACTGGCGGAGTTACTGGTGGTGGTTCAGTTGGGACAGTTGCATCCTCAGTTGGTATGTTACCCGTGATTGATAGCATATCAAGAAGGTTGTATTTTACCCTGTTTAGGGCGTCAAATTCAGGATAATAACCGTCTTCGTGCCTAATTGCTGTTATGTTCACTGTCATATCATTATTGATACGCATTTCTGTTACAACAATCTTTTGATCCGAACCATCTGGTTGGAATGTAAGTATGTCACCCACTGTTAATTGCACCGCAACCTTTGTCATTGTAAAACTGTAGACATTTGCTGTTCTGCTTCTTCTTACCAATGTCTGTGCAAAGTTTCTGGCAATGTAAGGATTGGTAACAGCAGTCATATTGAATTCTTCTTCTTTGGTTCTTTCACCGTCTGCTGTTTTGAATGTTGCATTTGAATATGTCTGTGCATATTGAGTAAATCCAATTTCTCTGTCTGGATAGATTACCGTGGCACTATTCAATTTGTCATCAACCGCAACATTGGTAATCTGCCACTGTCCAATAATGTTGCCTTCTGTGACTTCAAGAACAAAACGACTATCACCTGGATCTGCATAGTTGGCAACAAAACGGTATTGCCCATTTGCAAAGGTAACCAACATATCAAACTGTCTGCACAATTCCTGTATCTGTTGCAGTGGTGTTCTCTGTGTGTCCATTAGGTAATTCACACTCATTCTTGCGATGTCAGAGGCATTTCTATATGGTGTAATCTGTGTATCAAAACTTGCACTCATTGTGGCAAGGCTTGTGGTATCAATTGAACTGTCTGGAATGCCTGCGCCGTAGATATCGTTTGTCATAATGTCTAACAGCACATCTGCTGGATTGGCATTAGAAAAAACATTCTGTTCTGCACCAATTGAATCAGCATTTCTTAACTTTCTTCCGCATACTTCTAATTCTATTTTTGGTTCTGATTGATATGGAACGCCTGTAAAATATTTGAATTCACAGACTATGTAAGCCATATTGGTTAGGCTTGCGTTAAAGGCAACAAAGTCACCAACATTGCCTGTGACATCTGGCAATAGGTTTGAAGTCTGTGGTGTTGTTGCACCATTGAAAAATTCTACTCTAAAATTATTTTGGTATGGTCCTGATTTTGGTTTGTGTATGACAGAACTTGTAACCAAATCCAGTGGCACTTCATTTCCGTCAATGTATAATCTATTCACCTTGGTAATTGGACCTTCTCCAATTACATAGACAGCAAATAATTTCTTAGAATCAAATTTTGAAACACTTGCGAACACTCTTATAGGAGTAATTTTTCTCAATCCGTAGATAACAGGTATGTCCTGCACCTGTCCATTTTGATTTACCGTAATGCCTTCAAATTTTCTAAACTGATTGGTTGTAATGGTAACCTCAGTTTCCTTGATTGCATTTAGGAAATCATTTTCTTGACTTGGATATATGATAGGTAAATTAGCCATTATTCAAATTTTATTTCACCCCACTGTATGCTTCTGTTCTGTGAGGCACCAACAATGTTTGCACTGCTTCTACCTCTCTTTGTATTGAAGAAACCAAAATCACTTGCACATCTTACATTATACACCTTGTCCTCGACTGTTTCTGCGATATCAATATTGTTTATTGTGCCATCAAATAATTGAATTAGGTTTGTTGTATCTGCTGAATTATCAGTAAGGCTTCTAAACATTTTATAGATAACAATTCTACCACCTATTGCAGTATCATCCAAGTATGTTGTAAATCCACCTGTCAATCTTTGAAACTGTAGGCTTATTTCTATGGGCCTTGGTTCAAATGTTTCTGTGATACTGTCTATGTCTGCGATAAAACTGCTGGTGCTGAATGTTTGTCCTGTTGAAGTGTCAGTGGTAACGGTTATGTCACTTTCACCTGTTGTTAGGTAATAGTTTGTGCTTGCCAAATACATTTCAACCAGTGTTTCTGCTCGAAAAGGATTTGTGTTTAGGTTTGCAATTTCACCTGCACTTAAACCTCTTGCCATTACAATACCTCAACTATTTCTATGCTAAAGTTAGCATATAGATTAGGGTCAACATCAAACTCCTGATTGTCACTTGCAAACCTTGCCTTCATTGTAACATTTTTATGGGTCACTGCCGTTGTTGCACTTACTCCTGCTCTTAGTGGTGGATCAATTTTAAGAATGTAATTGCTTCCTGAATCAAGAACAGTATCCGCAGTCAACATATAAACTTTGTCGTGGCCCGTAAAGGTAACAACATCACCTGCTTGGAGATCGATTGCACTGCCTCCTGCATTTATAAGAACGGTGCTTACACCTGCTCCATATGTAGAAGTCATTGAGATACCTGCTGAATATGTTCCTGTGCTGTCGCCTATAAAATCAGGCAATTGATAATCAAATGTTTGAACTGCTCCACCTGTTTCTGCAAATAAACCCTGTATCTGTCTTTGTTCTGATTGGCTTAGATT